TACCAATCTGGTTCACTTTCTGGATGATGGCATTTCCGGCGTGACCATGAACCGTCCCGGTTTCGTTGAAATGATGCAGCAGCTTGAACAAGGAAAAGCCTCCGCTGTGTTCGTCAAAGATTGTTGTGCGATAATGGGACTAAATCAGAAAGACCTTGAAAATCAAGGGATTCTGGCTTAGTCCCTTCTTTTTTGACCTAAAAGAGGAACAATCGCTCAACAATCGGCGCACAGGATCAAAACCGGCTGGCGGTGGCTATGGAGGTACACTGCATAAGCCCTTCCCGTTGCGCTGCCCACAACGAAAGGAGTCCATCATGAAACAGGGAACTTTGGTTTATGACCACGCAACGGATCGGTACGACATTCGCTTTGACCTTGACTGCTACTACGGCGGTCTGCACTGCGGGGAATGCTTCGATGTCATGGTCAGGGGCAAGTGGAAACCCACCCGGATCGAAATGGCTGCGGACTGGTATCTGGTCGGCATCCGCACGGACGATTTGCAGGGATTGAGGGTGAGGATGTGAAGTCTTTTCTCAAGGAAGTGCTGCTTCCTCTGCTGATTGCCCTTTGTCTTGCCGCATTCTTCAAGCCGGTCTATATGGCGGACGGCGTATGTGACTACTTCCTGATGTGGCTCTGTGTCGGCTTCCCATTCGGCATCCGCAGGATGTGTCTCTGGCTCGTCCCCTTCGGTTACGGCATATCCGGCACAGTAGGAATCTTCGCACTCAACATCATCATCGGCGGTCTTATCGGCGGACTCGCCCTGATTGTTGGGCTGCTGCTCGGCATCATCCATACCATCCGAGAAATCATCTGAATATCTGAAAAGCTAAGAGGGTTTGTTTCATTCTCCAATTCGGAGCATGAAGCAAACCCTCTTTTTTTGTTGCCCGAAAGCTGGAATAATCTGCCTCTTGCAGATGACGGCGGTGCGGCGAGGAAAGGAGAGAAAACAAAATGAGCTACATGACAGCCGGTAAGCTGCAAGCCTTTGAAGCCCTCATGAAGGAGGTACCCGGCCACAACCACTATGACAGCGGATGCGACGGGATCTGCCCGGAATGTCGGTCGTGCTGTTTCCATCGTCCCTACTGGAAATATCAAACCTGTGTCTTCGAGGAATGTCCCTATTCCCCGGTGAAGCTGTCAACGCTGCGCTGTCAGCCGGTGATGGCAAGGGAGGGATAACCGCATGGCAGTCTATCGCGTCAACAAAAACCGTGGCTACACGGTCATGGCAAATTACCATCTCAGGGATAAAACCCTGTCCCTCAAGGCCGTGGGGCTACTCTCCAAAATGCTGTCCTTCAACGATGGCTGGCAGTTCTCAACGAAAGGTCTTTCGGCGATCTGCAAGGAAGGCCCCGATGCTGTTCTGGCAGCTCTCAGGGAGCTTGAAGATCACGGCTACCTTATCCGTCACAGGCAACGCGACGCCAAGGGCAGGATGAGCAACACGGTCTTTGAGATTTACGAACAGCCACAACCGGTTTCTCCACACAGGGAAAATCCAGATGTGGATAATCCAGATATGGATAATCCACACATGGAAAACCCACATGGGGAAAATCCCGCACAATTAAATACCAATCAAGTAATTAACAACCAAAGAAATAACTCTCTGAATAAGTATCAATCTATCAATCTTGATGGGATGGACAGGATGGATGAACGGGAGCAATACAGGGAATTGATCCGGGATAACCTTGAGATCGACATCCGCTCTCAGGACAGGCACTATGACCTTGACCGGGTAAATGAAATTGTCGAGATCATGCTGGATGCCGTCTGCTCCACAAGCCCCACCATCCGTATCAACGGAGAAGATATGCCGCAGCCGGTGGTCAAATCACGCTTCCTCAAGCTGGACAGCGGCCACATTGACTATGTGCTCCAAGCGATGAACGATTGCCCTTCCGACATTCGGAACATCCGGGCATATCTGCTCACGGCGTTATACAACGCTTCGCTGACCATAGACAACTACTATTCAGCCCGCGTGAACTACGATTTTCACGGGAAAGGCTGATGCGTAAGCATTCTTAATCAACTTCAAGGGGGTGAGATGAAAACATGATCCACATTTTACACGGTGTCCCGCCTTAGTGACGGGATTGCCCCGCAAATCTCAGAAAGGAGGTCCCCATGCAGGATGAAGTAAATACCAAAGTTGTTGCGATTGCCATTAAGGGCGGCAGGATCACTGCGGAAGTGCTGAAAAAGGCGCTCGCCAAATTCATTGAGGAAATTGAAAAGGCCGAAAAGCAAGCCTCTCAGCCCAAGACCTACCGGGGCAAGCAGTCCATCAAGCACCTTGTCGAGCAGAACGCCGCAATCAGCAACATCGAAGTGACCGACGGAAACATCAAGTCTTTCGAGCGTACAGCGAACAAGTACGGGATCGACTACGCGCTCAAGAAAGACACCTCTGAGCAGCCGCCGCGCTATCTCGTCTTCTTCAAAGGCCGGGATGTGGATGTGATGACTCAGGCGTTCAAGGAGTTTTCCGCCAAGACGGTCAAGCAGAAAGAAAAGCAATCCCTCAAGCAGAAGCTCTCCCGCAGCAGGGAGCAGTCTAAAGCCCAGCACAAGGAGAAGGTCAAGGTTAAGACGAAGGATCGGGGCGTTGAGCTATGAAAAAGAAACTCGACATCAAAAAGCTCGTCCTTCTCAATCTCCCGTATGTGTTCGCCTTCTACTTTGTGGATAAGCTGGCGGCAGTCTTCCGGCTGGCTCCCGGCACAGAGTTCATAGACAAGCTCACCGGCGGCTTTGCCAATTTCGGCGCAGCGTTCGCTAATCCGCTCCCCAGCTTTCATCCAGTAGACCTTCTCATTGGTGTGGCCGGAGGCGCGTTGCTCAAGCTGGCCGTCTACATCAAAGGCAAAAACCGCAAGAAATTCCGCCAAGGGGAGGAATACGGGTCAGCGCGTTGGGGACGACCGGAAGACATCCGGCCTTACATGGATGATGACTTTTCCAACAATGTCATTCTCACCCAGACCGAAGGGCTGACCATGAACAGCCGTCCGAAGCAGCCGAAGTACGCGAGGAATAAGAACATCCTTGTCATCGGTGGTTCCGGCTCGGGTAAGACCCGCTTCTTCGTGAAGCCCAACCTGATGCAGATGCACAGCTCCTATGTGGTCACTGATCCCAAGGGTACAGTGTTGGTCGAATGCGGAAAGATGCTTGAGAAAAACGGTTATATCATCAAGTCGCTGAATACGATCAACTTCCGAAAATCCATGCACTACAACCCGTTCGCCTACATCCGCAGCGAAAAAGACATCCTCAAACTGGTCAATACGATCATCGTCAACACGAAGGGAGATGGCGATAAGTCCGGGGAGGATTTCTGGGTCAAGGCTGAAAAGCTCTACTATACCGCCCTCATCGGCTATATCTGGTACGAAGCGCCAGAACACGAGAAAAACTTCACTACCTTGCTCGAATTGATCAACGCTTCGGAGGCCAGAGAGGATGACGAGACTTTCAAAAATCCCGTTGACCTCATGTTCGATGAACTGGAAGAGCGCGACCCTGACCACTTCGCGGTCAAGCAATACCGTAAATATAAGTTAGCCGCTGGCAAAACCGCCAAGTCGATCCTGATTAGCTGCGGCGCACGGCTCGCCCCGTTTGACATCGCGGAGCTGCGGGAGCTGATGAGTTACGACGAGATGGAGCTGGATTGCATCGGCGACCGCAAGACGGCGCTGTTCGTCATTATCTCTGATACCGACGATACCTTCAACTTTGTCGTGGCGATTATGTACTCCCAGCTTTTTAACTTGCTCTGCGACAAGGCGGATGATGTCTACAATGGGCGGCTTCCCGTCCATGTGCGCTGTCTGCTCGACGAGTTTGCGAACATCGGTCAAATCCCGAAATTCGACAAACTGATTGCTACGATCCGAAGCCGGGAAATCTCAGCATCCATCATCTTGCAGTCCCAGAGCCAGCTCAAGACCATCTACAAGGACGCGGCGGACACGATTGTCGGCAACTGCGACTGTACGCTCTTCCTCGGCGGCAAGGAAAAATCCACTTTGAAGGAACTCAGTGAAATCCTCGGAAAGGAGACAATCGACCTATATAACACATCAGAAACCCGTTCGACCAACAACTCATACGGCCTGAACTATCAGAAGACCGGCAAGCAGCTCATGTCGGAGGACGAAATCGCTGTCATGGACGGCGGCAAATGTATTTTGCAGCTTAGAGGCGTGAGACCTTTTCTCAGTGACAAGTACGACATTACGAAGCATCCAAAATACAAAATGCTGTCCGACTACGATAAGCGCAACGCCTTTGACATCGAGAAATACCGTTCTCACAAGCTGGTAGTCAAGCCCACCCAAACCTTCGACCTCTATGACATGGGAGAGGTTGAAGCCGATTGAAGCCCCGTCATGCACTGCGCATGGGCAATGCCCAAAGCAGAACAATGACGGGGCTTCTATTTTTTTACCCATTTTCAATAATTCACACTCAAAAATCAAGGAGGTCACTCTATGGAATTTATCAATCAGGCGGTTACGGTCCTTCAGACGCTCGTTGTTGCCCTCGGTGCCGGTCTGGCTGTGTGGGGTGTGGTCAACCTCATGGAGGGGTACGGCAATGACAATCCCGGTGCCAAGTCCCAGGGCATCAAGCAGTTGATGGCCGGTGGCGGCGTGGTACTCATCGGCACGACCCTCATCCCCCTGCTGTCCGGTTTGTTCTGATCACCGGTTCGCGTGTCCACATGGGAGGGCGCGAAATGCCGCGCTCTCCCTTCATTTTTAATCAATTTCCAACATAAGGAGGTCATTTATGGAATTTATCAATCAGGCAGTTACCGTTTTGCAGACCCTCGTTGTCGCCCTTGGCGCTGGCCTTGCCGTGTGGGGCGTGGTCAACCTCATGGAGGGGTACGGCAATGACAATCCCGGTGCCAAGAGCCAAGGAATCAAGCAGTTGATGGCCGGTGGTGGTGTGGTACTCATCGGCACGACCCTTATCCCGCTCCTGTCTGGCCTGTTCTGATCCGGCAGCCCCAGCATAACCGAAAGGTGGTGAAATATTGGGATTTATCCTTGAAAAAATCGAGGAAGCCATAAAAGAGCTTCTGATCGGCTGGATTGAAAGCAACATGACCAATATGTTCACCGATGTCAACGACAAGGTAGGGACGATAGCTGCTGAGGTAGGCAAAACGCCCTCTTCATGGGATAGCAGCATATACCAGATGATCCGGGGACTATCCGAAAATGTGATAGTCCCCATCGCTGGTATCATCATCACCTTTGTCCTGTGTTACGAGCTGATCTCCATGATCACCGAGAAAAACAACTTGCATGACATGGACACATGGATGTTCTTCAAGTGGTTCTTCAAGGCGGCTGTGGCGATCTACCTCGTTACCAATACCTTTGACATTGTGATGGCGGTCTTCGACATCGGTCAGAATGTCGTAGCCGGTGCAGCCGGTGTCATAAGCGGCGACACGAACATCGACATCGAATCCACTCTTGAACAAATGCGCGCCAGCATGGAAACGATGGGTATTGGCGAACTGCTTGGCCTGTCCATAGAGACGCTGCTGATCAGCCTGTGCCTCAAGATCATGTCCATTCTCATCACGGTCATTCTCTATGGCCGTATGATTGAGATTTATTGCACCGTGAGCATCGCGCCCATTCCCATTGCGACGATGAGCAACCGCGAATGGGGCAGCATCGGCACGAACTACCTCAAAGGGCTGTTCGCGCTGGCATTCCAAGGCTTCCTCATCATGGTGTGCGTTGCGATCTATGCCGTGCTCATCAACAACATGATCATCGCAGCCAATATCCACTCGGCGCTATTCTCGGTGGCAGCTTATACGGTCATTCTTTGCTTCTCCCTGTTCAAGACAGGTTCGCTTGCAAAGTCACTATTCAATGCCCACTGAGAAAGGAGGGTCAACTTGAAGAAATACTCCGTGATCTACGCCGACCCTCCGTGGCGGTACAAGGTCTACTCAAAGAAGGGGCTTGGCCGCTCAGCGGAAAGCCATTACCCGACCATGAGCCTTGAAGACATCAAGGCTCTGCCTATTGGAGAGCTTGCAGCAAAAGACTGTGCGCTCTTCATGTGGATTACCTTCCCCTGTATGCAGGAGGCGTTCCAAGTCCTTGAAGCATGGGGATTTGAATACAAAACGACGGCTTTTGTCTGGATCAAGCAGAACCGGGTGTCCGACAGTCTCTTTTGGGGCATGGGGTACTGGACACGGGCAAACGCTGAACTCTGCATCCTTGCAACGAAAGGCCATCCCAAACGGGCAAGCCCCGGTGTGCATCAGGTCATCATGAGCCACATTGAAGAGCACTCCAAGAAACCGGAGGAAGCCCGAAACCGCATCGTCCAGCTCATGGGCGATGTCCCGCGCATCGAACTTTTCGCCCGCCAGTCCCCCGAAGGCTGGGATGTATGGGGCAATGAGGTCGAATGCAGCATCACTCTTGGAAAGGAGGTTCCCAATGGCGTTTGTACCGGTTCCGAAGGATCTGAATCGTGTCAAGACGAAGGTCATGTTCAACCTGACAAAGCGGCAGCTCATCTGCTTTGCGCTGGCTGCGGCAGCGGGTGTCCCGATCTTCTTCCTAACTAAGCCCAGCCTCGGCATCTCCACCTCGGCAATGCTGATGGTGGTCATCATGCTCCCGTTTATCTTCTTCGCTCTCTATGAGAAGGACGGGCAACCGGCTGAAAAAATCCTCGGTCATGTGATCAAGTCCATGTTTCTGAGGGATAAAGTGCGGCCATACCGCACGAACAACCTATACGCTGCGATCCAGCAGGAAATCAAAGAGAAGGAGGAATTGCAGATTGCACAGCAGCACGAAAAAGGCCGCAGAGCCTAAGCGGCTTACCAAAAACGGCAAGGTGTACGGCGATCTTCTCTCCGCTGAGGAAAAGAAGAAGCTGGTCCTGCAGAAGAAAAAGGCCAAGAAGACAAAGAAAGTCCGTCAGTCGGCGCAGCAGACTATCCCCTATTCAGCATACAAGTTTTCAGGATGAAAACTATGTGGCGGAGTGTCCCTAACCGGCGCTCCGCCATATTCTTTTGTCCTGAATACAAGTTCACATCATCAGGGAGGTGTTTGTAATATGATGAGCGTAGAAACCATGAGAAGCGTCAACCCGAAGACGGTTGACCGCAGTACCCTTGTCCAGCGGGACAGCATCCGGCTTGAGCCTGCGGCTGCGCAGGATGACCGGCTGCGGGATTTTATCCGACAGATCAGAAACCCGTATTGCTATCTGGACGGGAAGACCGTCGTGAAGATCAGCTTCTCGAAGACAGACACCACCTTGGAGGACTGTCTGGAACATTATCTGAGAGGACTTTGATTATGAACAAACTGAATCTTTTCGCCCGGTTCTATGGACAAGCGATTGAGCCTGTGATACAATGAAGTCAGGTCAAAAAAGAATACACGGACTAAGCCGCTGCCTTTGAGGGTCATGTGGCTTTATCGTGTTTTCCTCATACAAGAAGCAGAAGCCTTCGTCTTTCTGATTTGATGTATCACACCAAACAGAAAACGGAGGTTATTTTTATGCCCGGAAAAGTTTACCGGACGGCGATTTACTGCCGCCTGTCCCGTGAAGACGGGGACAAAGTTGAAAGCAACTCCATCGCAAGCCAAAGAGCCATTTGCGAGGACTACATTGCACGGCATGACGATTTGGAAATCGTCTGTGAGCCGTTCGTTGACGATGGTTATAGCGGCGTTTCCTTCAATCGTCCAAACTTCAAAAAGCTCGAAGACGCAATCCGCAAAGGCGCGATTGACTGCATCGTGGTCAAAGACCTCAGTCGCTTTTCGAGGAACTACATCGACGGCGGTCGGTATCTGGAAAAGATATTCCCGCAGCTCGGCATCCGCTTTATCGCGGTCAACGACGCTTACGACAGCCTGACCGGCGATCCGCAGTCGGATTCCTTTGTCATCCCGTTCAAAAACCTCATCAACGACTCCTACTGCAAGGATATATCCATGAAAATTCGATCCAGCTTGGAGGTCAAGCAAAAGAACGGTGAGTTCGTCGGGGCGTTCGCTCCCTATGGCTACAAGAAATCGCCGGATAACAAAAACCAGCTCATCGTCGATGAGGCCGTCAGCGAGTATGTGCAGATGATCTTTGCCATGTACAAGGATGGCTTCTCCATCGGTCGCATTGCCGCAAGGCTGAATCAGATGGGTGTGCTTTCCCCTATGGAGTATAAGCATTCGGCGGGGGTGAAGTTCGATACCGTCTTCAAGACCGGCGACACTGCAAAGTGGACTTACAAGGCTGTCCAGCGCATCCTCACCAATGAGGTATATATCGGTGTCCTTGCCCAAGGCAAGCGCGGTACGCCAAACTACAAGGTGCGCGTTGTGCAGCCGAAAGACGAAACCGAGTGGGTCAAGGTCGAGGGGGCGCACGAAGCGCTTGTTTCCTATGAGGATTTCATGGCCGTCAAGACCATGATGAAGCGGGATATGCGCTGCTCGCCTGATCAGGATGAGGCACACCTGTTTTCCGGCTTCCTGTTCTGCGGAGACTGCCAGCAGTCTATGACACGCAAGACCGTTCCGTCGAAGACAAAGAAATACATCTACTATGTCTGCTCGACGAACAAACATAGCCGGACCTGCAGCCCGCACAGCATCAGCGCAAAAGAGGTTGAGGAAAAGGTGTTCCGTGCCATCCATGACCAGATCGAGCTTGTGGTCAATCTGGAGAAAGCGCTTGAGATGATTGAGAGGCTTCCTTCCCAGAATCGCAAAGCGTTTAACTATGAGGCACAGATTGCGAAGCTCGAAGAAGAGATTGAGCGGTATCAGAAGCTCAAGCTCCGGCTGTATGAAGACCTCTCGGACGGGATCATCGACAAGTCGGAATACTTTGAGTTCCGCAACAGCTACACCAAAATCATTGAGGAAAAGCAGGAAGCCCTTCTCCGCGTGAAGAAAGAAATGAAGCAGTCGGTCACAACCGGAGCTACGGAACGGAATTGGGTGACGCTCTTCAAGCAGTATGAAAACATTGAAGAACTGAACCGCCGCGTCCTTATGGCGCTGGTTGACCGCATCCTGATTTATGAGGATCACGCGATAGAGATTGTCTTCAAGTACAAAGACGAGTATCAGCAGACACTTGAATATGTTCTCGGCTATGCCGACGAACTTGCCATTGCCGGATAAAGGAGGGATGAGCGTATGGCACGAAAAAGCAGAAAAAACGCAGCCGCAGAGCCGGTTTGCGAAGCAGCACCGCTGCAAATCTTCCCGACAGCCATTTATGCCCGTCTCTCCGTGGAGAATAGCGGCAAATCTGAAAAGGTGGATGTCATCACCAATCAAATCGAGATATGCAAGTCCTATATCGCAGGGTGTCCTTATCTTGATCTCGTCGATGTCTATGTGGATAACGGACGGACGGGGACGGTTTTCGATAGGCCGGAGTTCAACCGGCTGATGACCGACATCAAGAGCGGCAGGATCAAATGCCTTGTAGTCCGCGATCTCAGCCGTTTTGGCCGTGACTACATAGAAACCGGAACCTACCTTGAGCGCATTTTCCCGCAGATCGGCTTGCGGTTTATTGCAATCAAGGAACACTACGACAACTTTGATACAGACGGCTCAAATGAGAGCCTGATGATCCCGCTGCAAAACATGATCAACGCCTTGTACTCGAAGGATATTTCCCGGAAAGTCTCAACCGCCTTGAAAGCACAGATGGAGCAAGGAACCTTCCAGAAGCGCAATCTTCCGTATGGCTACCGGTGGAATGAAGACCATACAAACATGGTCATTGACGAAGAGACAGCGCAGTATGTGCGGCTCATGTTCCAGTGGAAAATCGAGGGCTGGTCAATCCCGACGATCCTTAACGAACTTGACCGGCTGGGTGCGCCAAATACAGAGCTGCGGAAACGCCAGAACGGAACCCGCAAAGGCGACGGCTGCTCCTGCAAAGGCTGGTACAGTTCAACGCTGTACGGCATCCTGAGCAATCCGCATTATGTGGGTGATACCGTTCTTGGCCGCTCCATGAAGGCGATCTACAAAGGCATCAAATCCCATAATGTCAAGGACAAGGATAAGTGGATTGTATTCCCGAACACACACGAAGCGCTTATTTCCCGTGAAGACTTCCAGAAGGTGCAGGACATCCTCCAAGCGGCTTCTGAGGCTCGCCAGACGAGTATGCAGAAAACCGAGGAAATCCGGGCAACGCTTGTCAACCTGTTCGAGGGGAAAATCGTCTGCGCTGATTGCGGGAAGAAGATGTACTTCCACCGCAAACGGATCGACAAGGACAAGCGGAAGCGCTGGTATGCCTACTATGAATGCAGTACCTCAGTAGGTCGGCGTTACGAGCACTGTACTTCCCATTACACAAGGCAGGACACGCTTGAAGCGAATGTACTTGCAGCGATCCAGCTTCAAGTCGAAGCAGCGCTTGATTATGACAAGCTGCTGGATAAGCTCAGGGGCAGCGAGGGCGAGAAAAACATCCGCGATCAACAGAATGCCCTCATTACAAGCCTGAATCTGCGGCTCAACGGCGTTTCTAAGAAGCGGACACGCCTCTACGAGGATTATGCCGAGGGACTTCTGGATGAAGCGGAATACTCCTTTGCCAAGAAGAGCTATGACGAACAATACGCTGACCTGTCCCGCCGTCTGGACGAGGCAGTACAGCGTCGGAGCAAGTTCGACGAAGCTATGTCGGTCGATAACAAGTGGATTACCTTGATGAAATCCGTCAGCACGGCAACGCAGCTCTCTCAGGATTTGGTAGACGAGTCTGTTGAATTGGTCAAAGTCCATGAGGGCGGCGCTGTGGAACTGGTCATGAAGTACGGTGACATCTACGAGCTGACCATTCAGAGTATCAAAGAAGTTCAGGAGGCGATGTAAATGAACAAAGACTACACAATCGGCATCTACATCCGCCTCTCTATGGCTGATGAAGATGCCGGCAACGGAAGCAAGGCCGAGAGTGACAGCATCGGCAACCAGCGTATGCTCATCAACCGCTACCTTGACAATCATCCGACGCTTTCCAAATATCCGAGGCTTGAGTTCGCGGATGATGGCTATACCGGGACAAATTTTCATCGTCCTCAGTTCTCGGCGATGATGGAGAAAGTCCGGCACGGGGAGATCAACCTGATCTGCGTCAAAGATTTTTCCCGCTTTTCTCGTGATTACATCGAGACGGGCAATTATCTCGAATGCACTTTCCCGTTCATGGGCGTTCGCTTCATCTCCATCAACGACGGGTATGACAGCGACGATTACAAGGGAACAACCGGCGGTCTTGAGGTTGTCATGCGCAGCATCATCTATGCGGCGTACAGCAAGGATCTCTCGGTCAAAACGACAACGGCCAAAATCCAGATGATGAAGCAGGGCAAGTATGTGGGCGGGTACGCTCCCTACGGCTATGTGCTTCACCCGGAAATCCGCAACAAGCTCAAGCTTGACCCGGAGGCCGCTGAGGTCGTGCGCAGGGTCTTCGATGAAGCCCTTGAAGGAAGGAATACCTCACAGATTGCCCTTAGCTTGAACGATGATAACATCTCGACGCCCGGGCAATATTTCAAAGACAAACATCCTGACAAGAAGAAGTATAGTCGCATGAGCGAAAAGATAAGCTGGACAGCCTCTATGGTCTACAAGATCCTGACGAGTTATGTTTACACTGGGGCAACGGTCGGCCACAAGCGAAAATCCGGCGGCGTAGGTTCTCGGAAAACTATTTCTCAAAAGAAAGAGGACTGGATCATCGTCGAAGGGATGCACGAAGCGATTGTCAGCAAGGAAGAGTTTGAGTTGGCTCAGGCAGTCATCCGGGGCGGTGAGAAGAATCCCAAACGGAATCTGCGCTATTATCCCCTCAAGGGTCTTGTGTGCTGCGGCAACTGCAAACGCGCCCTTACCCGGCGAAAGCTCCGAAATGAGAGCGGATATTTCTATCAGTGTACCCACTCAACACATGACCGCGATACGGATTGTCCGGTTGGTGAAAGATACAGCGAGGCATGGATTGAGGACACTGCTTACAAAGCGATTGGGCAAATGCTCACACTGGTTGAAAAGAAAGCTGTCAAAGAACACGAGATCAGCAAGCGCAGGAAATCTACCATCTCAGAATGCGCGGATGCAATCCGTGATTTGCAGAAACAGTACGAACAGCTCAAGGCAGTGAAGCTCCGGCTGTATGAGAAATACACTTCCGGCAGCATCACAAAGGCCGAATATCTCAAGCGGAAAGCAGAAACAGACACGAAGATGTCTGAGAATGAAGAAGCAATCCAGCGAGGTCATCAGCGGATGCAGGAGCTTGATTCTGAACATCCCTGTTCGGATGAAAGGCTTGATGCGGTGCTCGGCGAATACCAGAAAGGCGAAGGGCTTACATACGAGCTTGCTCATGCTCTAATCTCCGCTATCTATGTTCATGGGCATGACAGCATCGAAATCGTCTGGAAGTTCAAAGACATCTTTGAGGATGCAGAAATCTAATAGGCTGAATGTTACAAGCCGTTCATGGGTGGTCTTCCACCTATGAACGGCTTGTAAAATCTCAAAAATTTTTTAGTTCCTACTTGACACAAGAAGACCTTTCCCGTCTGGGCCGAAACTATATTGAGGTCGGACGGCTGACAGAAGAATTTTTCCCAGACCATGACATCCGACTTGTTGCCGTTTCGGACAACATCGACACGGCCGAGGGAGAAAACGAACTGGCACCCATCCGA